CAAACAGAGCAGCCAGATATTCCTCTATTACCTGACCCTCCCCCACCAGATTTTTCTCCCTGTCCTGGAAAAAATGACCAAAGAATAGGAGACTTTCGTAACGAAAAAAAACTTGAACGTGTCATTGGACATGAAAGAGGGCAAGATGGGAGTGAATGTATAACTATCTATGAAGCAGTTGAGTGGAAAGATCAGTATATACCTTCTGCCCCTCAGTTTGTTGGGGTATTTAGCTTGGCTTTGGTTGGTGCATCTGCTCCCGTTATTTTGGGGCT